ACTCTCAGCTTCTTTCTCTGCTTGTCTTATGTCAGCAGCAAAGGAATACCACTGCCCCAGCTTTTGAGCCACAGCCTCAATTTCAGCACCTCTGTTTACTAGCGTCTGTATACCTTTGAAGGTCGTAGACGCCATAGCAATAAGTGATAGAGGATCCATCCATTAGCTTACCAAGAGACGCCAGTGCCACGAGTAGGCGTTGCTTGCTCTGCAATCTGTGCATCAATCGCCGCTTCAATAGACGCTACCTGATCGTCACCTAGAGCCGCCTTAGCCCACCCAACAGCCGTTGCTTCGGTAATGTCAGCCCACTCTACAAACGACTCTCCGGGAGCCTCAAGCCCTACAGTGCCGTATGAAGAGCCAGAGTGATCGCCATCAGTCTTTGAACAACGCCAGTGTACGCACGTTACAACATTGCTGTTATCGCCCTGTGTAACGTCGTAGTCCATTGCTGATACAGTCCAGTTAAACATAGTTTATGCTCCTTTAAGTGCCGCTACTTCGGCTTCAAGTGTTTCAATTCGTGTTACTGCTTCTTGAAGGGCTTTGGTAAGCATCGGAATTAGCTTGTTGGTTCTAATTCTTAAGTCACCAGTATCCTCATTTTGGGCCACTAATTCAGGTATGCACTGCTCTATTTCTTGAGCAATAAAACCCGATGTTTCATGCTTATCTTTATTATTCCAATCAAATGAAACAACATTTAAAGCCATAATGTCAGGAAGGCCACGCTCTGATGGGGCTATGTTTTCTTTGTATTTTTCATCAGATAGGTCTTGATAAGTTCCGTCAGCGTCAATAGCAAACGTGTTTGTTCCTGTTGAGTCATAACCTCGAATAACGTCTGCTGTTCCGCCACTGGAGGAATAAAGATAAATTTGTCCACTGCTGTACAACTGCGTACCATAGTCTGTAGCAGAGTTGACCGTACTAGTCCTGCCAATCAGCAAGTTGCCGCTGGAGTCTATACGCATATGCTCTGTGCCAGAGCTATTATAAAAATTCAAGGTGTTTGCGGCAGTCGTCCCAATGAATCCGCCGCTTGTTCCTGCGTTCTGCAAAAGCAATCCATACTGGTCGTCAGAGTTGATGTAAAAGCGCCCACCATCAACAATCATCCTTGCTTCTGCGGCAATGGTATTCGTACCTACACCAACGTTGCCGCTGGAGTCGATACGCATGGCTTCTGTAGGGGCTACTGTGTTGTTGTTGGTTTGTCTTGTAGCAAATACAAGCGCACCCTGAACAGAATTGGTGCTTGCTTCTTCTACACCAATATAAGCCGCAGGTTCTGGGCCGTTAGCCGTACTGCTTCTTACATCAAAACCAATATAGCTTGTTGTTACTGCTCCTGTGGTATCTCCGCTTGGCGTAAGCAAAACGGCATAATCACCTGTTGGAGCTTCAACGGTTAAGCGAGAGTCTGGGCTACTCGTACCAATACCAACCCTGCCGTACTGGTCTATGGTCATTCTTTTTTCAAGGTCAGTATCACTGCGACCTGTATAAAACTCTAAATTACTCCTACCAATCGCATCTACAACATACGATTCAATCTTTGCTCCAATGTGGTCACCGTCTCCAGAGCTATCATTATTTTTAAAATAAATTGCTCCTTGAAGTTCAGTGCCATCTCCAGCATAGCCGCCAGATGTTGAGTTTTCTAAAATTAAAACAGTGCCGCCAGCTTTCTTAAAAGTAGCATCACCACTAACATCTAAAGCTGTACTAGGATCTGACTCAGCAATCCCAACGTTGCCGCCAGCTTCGTTTAATGTAATGTTATAGGCTGTTGCGGTACCATCTGTTCTTTGCGCTTGCAACCAGACGTGTCCATCTGCACTACTGTTACCAACAACTAAACCATACGCTGTATCGTTATTGGTTAAGTAAAGCGGCGCATTTGTTGATGAAGAACCTAAAGACGGTGCATTTAACGTACCACCGCCAGAAGATTGAAGTTGAGTTTTAGGACTAGTCGCGCCAATACCAACTCTGCCACTGTAATCAAATGTCGCAATATGGTTGCCGCCAGTTACGCTTCTAAACTCCAAATTGTTTGTGCTGGGGTATATTCCGTATACATTGCCCCCAGACTTTTGGAGCGTAATTCCATCGGTGTAGTTGTTAGCAGTGCCGCCAGCTATAGATAGCTTTGCGCTCGGAGTTAGCTCACCAATACCAACGTTGCCGCTTGAAAGAATAGTCATTTTATTGCTGTTTCCATTTGTATAAAAACGCATGGAATCATCGGAGTGCAAGTAAAGTATTCGCCCAGCGCGGTTTTCTGCCGCATCACCAAAAAAGATGTTTGATGAATTGGACGCAATAATGCTCATGCCATCATCAGTGCCACCAGCATCAATAACAAAGTTGTCGCCTTGAGAGTACGGAGTTACCGTTCCCGCGTTTCCTACATTGACCCGATTATTCGTAGAGTCAACGTACAGCGTGTTGGTGTCTACTGTGAGGTCGCCTGAGAAACTTACGTTCTGACTAGAATCAATCGTAATCGCAGTGCTTGTGGCGTTATCGTTGATGCCTGTAGAGGTGAACGAGCCAAACGTAACGTCATCACCAGACTGGTACTTGTCCGTATTCAGATTGGTGAAATTGGCGTCAACCTCATTGTGAGTGAGCGGAGAACCCTTACCCGATCTAGTAGTAATCGTACTCATTAGCCTAATGTCACCTTCAGATTGCCAGCAGAAATACGCAATATATCGCCCGTACTGATCGTCTTCGGCAGCGCCGTCACAAAGTCAGCAGGATCAGTAAGCTCCGCCCATGCCAGCATATTCCCGGCAGAAGAGGCATCAAAAACCCCTGCATAGGTTACTGTACCCCAAGAGCCAGTTGCCTCTGGAAACTCCACTGCGGCGCTGCTAGTGGCTGTTGTTGGGGACGTGCCAGACACCGTAAACGCCACAGACTGACGGGCATATCCGTTCCCAGAAACCTCAGTACCCGGGCCAGTATCACTGGCTGCGCTAGTGAAAACGCCAACGTACAAGGTAGTCGGCGCAGTATATGAAGTCCCACCAAATACATGATTGAGAACCTTGTCCTCAAGGTAGTCTGAAAAGCTCATCCTAATCCCCTAACTTTTAGCTGTAAGCCTGTGCCAGACTGCGAGGCGCTGGCTCCACTTTCATTTACGCGAGCCAACGCTGCGCTGTACAACTGCGCCCATGTTGCCGCTCTCTGGTCATCTTTAATGTACGGCGCTGCATGAAGAAGCGCACCATACAAATAAACATCCGGGTGGCTTAGTAGCAACCAGTTGTCTGCATTGCTTCCACTTAATGCAGGTATCTTCTGGTAATACAAAAGCTCTACCTCGTATGCGCCGTCAGCGGTCGGAAAGACCTCAAATCCGCGCTCCGCATGACGGTAATATCTTGGCTCGCCGGTAGTGTTCTCAACACCCTGACGCTTATCTGCCATTGCCGCAGCAGATAACAGTTGCAAATTTCTGGTTCCGCCAGAAGTAATGTGCAGGCGTATCGTCTCTACCCAATCACTAGGACGCTGCAGGTACTGCCCATCAACTTCAGCAGTAGCCCGATTTTCCATTTCAAAATGGCGGATATCACGACTCATTTGAGCCTCAGCCATCTCAATAAACTGAGGTATTATATCATCCAAGTCGGGTCTATCTAACCAATCAGAAATCGCAAACTTCAGTCCGGTATAGGTATCAAGAGACGTATTTGTGTTCGGCCTTCTAACTTCCAGCAAGGCAGCATCATACTTCGCCTGCCATAACGGAATACGCTCATCATTGCCGATGTACGGAATAGCCTCTACCAATGACCCAAATAGGTATACATCTGGGTGGTTGGTAAGCATCCAGTTGGTGGTTTCTACTGCCGTCAGCGGTGTAATGTCGCGTACCCGCCGCTTAATTCTAGCCTCAGCTAACTGAATAAAGTCAGGAATAGCATCGTCTAGGTCATACCGCTCTAACCAATCCGCTATCGCCGCCTTGAGTCCGTCATAGTCATCCAGATTGACACCAGACTTAGGCTTGCGGATCTTGCCAATCTCAGCCTCGTATAGCGTCCTCCAGACCTGTAACCGATCATCTTGCCCAAGATACGGCGAAGCCTCAGAGAGAGATGCGTATAGGTACAGATCAGGGTGATTCGTCAGAATCCAGTTCGTGGTGTTGCTTGCCGAGAGCGCCGTCATGCCATCAAATTTGCGGAATAACTTAGCCTCTCCCAGCTTAATCAACTGCGGCACAACACCATCAAGGTCTGCCCGGGCAAGCCAATCTCCGACAGCCAGCTTCAAGCCGTCATAATCATCAAAATCCGCGTTCCCTACAGTGCCTCTTAACGTGCCTACAGCGGCTGCATATAGCTGCGCCCATACGTTTACACGCTCGTCTTCAACAAGGTACGGAGACGCCTCCAACAGCGCGCCATAGAGATAAACGTCAGGATAGCTGGTAAGTATCCAGTTGTTGGCATTTGACGCTGAGAGCGGGCTGAAGTCCTTGTAGCGCCGCTTTAGCTTCGCCTCAGTCAAAGAGATGAAGTCTGGTATGGCAGCGGTTAGGTCGCTACGGTTTAGATAGTCAGCGACCGACGCCTTTAACTCAGTATAGTTGGACAGTGCCATTTACTTTTTCTTCCGCTTGTTGGCAGTCTTAGCTGACTGCTTGAATGCCTTAGCCGTTGGCGCACCCTTCGACCCAGCTTTCCGCATCTTCTCGCCAGAGCCAGCCTTAATGCGCTTGCGCTTGGCGTGAATGTTTGCGTACAAGCCCTTACTTGCCACGCTTCTTGGCCCTCTTCATCTTGGCCTTAGCCTTTGCTGCAGCGGCCTTACCTTTCTTGGTATATGCGTAGTGCTTTCCACCTACCTTTGGCATCACTTGCTCCTTGACTTAGTACCAGAACATTTCCACCGCTTACGGGATAACCGTAACGGTGAGTTTGGATCTTTTGCAGCCTTTGGGTGGCTCTTCATCTGACCAGCCGATCTGGCGCAGTATGCGTCGCCCTTCTTTGTCCCGGGCTTCACGCTTGCACCCTTCTGCCCGTAGCTGACCTTTTTGCCAGATGCGGTCTTTTTGACTTTCGCCTTGCCTTTCGCTGGCTTCATTTATGACCTCGTATTATACCTTAGTAACCTATACGACTCAGCAACCCTTCATCTAGCGTCACGATCTGCTGGCCCAGCCTCGCCTTGTACTGGTCGGTAGGGTCTACATACGTTGCGCTAGTCCTTGGGTGAGTCAAAAGCTCTGGGTTTAAGTCTCTGAACGTCAGCGGCCTATCTAAACGCCCCAGCCCCTCGCCAAGCAATCCAGCGGAATATGTAGAGTGCGGAGACGGTAAAGATCCGCCATGCAGTAGGCCGACATTCTGCAGTGTAAGGTTTGTCGGGTCTTGAAGCTGCCGAGGATCGCTTATCGCAAGCCGCATTTCTGTCAGGCTTAGAGCATTCGGTATGCGGCGTACTCCTGCCTTTAGCTGCGCTGGGCTAGGGTCATTTACAACGCTAAATGCTGCCTCAATGTTCTTTCTTTTGGGGCCGCTAGTAGAACGAATGTACTGATGTACCTCTGGGTCACTGATGCCCGGGAAGTCTGGGTCGGCCTTCTTGATCAGCTTGTCTATGTAGCTGATATCGCGCTTTCCTAACGCTGCCTTTGCGTGTTCAATCATCACCGCTGGCCCCATGTCGGTGAAGTCATTAGAGCTAGGAGCCATCTGGAATGGCAGCACAAGCATTGAATCATCACCGCCACGGCGCATTGCATTCTCGACAGCGGTGACGTACCCCTGCGCGTTAGCCCAAGCCTGATCAGGGAAGTCTGGGTTAAACATATAATCCCGACCGCCGCCAAGGTATACCGGCTGCTCAAACTCAATGCCGTTCAAACCATAGATCGTGTCGCCTGATGGTGTCCTGTCTGCCATCGTGAGTAGCGCCCTTTGCCCCTCATAGTCTGCAAGGCTGACCGTAGGGACATCATACTCTGTGCGCTCTACGTCTAGCTTTAGATCCTCCATGATCGGCTGCGCTTTGACGCGCTTATCGTAAATCTGAGACGGGGCCACATCCTCTATACCTCGCTTGCGGGCTATCCCCATCAGCACGGCAGATGCCGCATCACCCAACACTGGCACAGCGCCCGCAGCGGTCGCAGCACCCATGAGTCCGGCGGTTGCGTAATCGCCTTTCTTCGCGGCGTCTACGGTTTCTGCAGCGCCTTTCGCGTCACCTATACCGGGTATGAAGTCTATAACCGACAGAAGCCCCTCAGCAGCCCTATATGCGGCGTATGGGTTGTCCTCATAAAGACCCATGCCTAGCAGGCCAGATGCAATACTGTCTCGCGCTGACTCAATAAAGCCCGGCTCGTATGGCAATAACTGTGGCATCTCTCTACTCATTCACCCGCCTTATCCCTAGCGTACTCAAGCGCCATCTCGATCAGCTTGCCCGTAGGGACTCGCTCACCAGTGAATGCGTCAATGCCTGCTACGTTCTCGTAGTAATCTTGTATTGAGTCCTCGGGGCGATCTGCGTAACCCTTATATTGGTATGCCCTCGCCATTTCTTTTGCTACCTGCGGCGATATGCCCTCTCTCGCAGCCCAATCGTAGCCGCCAGCAAAGTTGATCGCCATATCTAGGATGCCACGGTCTACTCGGGGGCCAAGCTCTGGATACTCTCGCATGATGCGCTGGGCTACAGCCTCGGGGAATGAGATATGTTGCATGGCATCCACGGGATTACGTAGCACCGTCATCAGGTTGTGGTCGCTGATACGCTGCAACAATCCGTAGTTTTCAAAAGGGTTATCTGCCATCCCCCATTATACCATCAGGCGATGCCTTGTAGGTTGCGGCGAATAGGATCACCCCAGTTGGATGTTTTCTTGTATCCCACCGCGAGATATCTAAATGCGTCTGCTGAGTGACTAGACCAATCGTGCGATGGCCTGCCCTTCCACACCCTGTTGTTATCATCATACTCTCGGTG